ACAGGGGAGCAACACGAATCATGATAGTTGTAGGATACGAAAGAACACTGACTGAAGAACCTTATCATGAATACATAGAGGTCAGCAGACACGCAACAAAAGAAGATGCTGAAACTGCTATGGCAGATGTGCAAACCGCACAAGCAAACAATGCTGATTTGCTGTTATACTTTTACGGAGTAGCAACAAGCGATTCAGAGTACAAAATAAATTTAGTTATAGACCCAGAATAGAGGCAATACAATGTCAGCAGGAAACTACGATATAACGATAGACCAAGGTTCAGACTTTAAACTGACTTTGGTTATTAAAGATGGCGGTGCAGTTAGAGACTTAGATGGGCATTTAGCCAGAGGGCATTTGCGCGAGTCTAAAGATTCTAGCCGATATTGGGCTTTCGATTTTAGCGACAGCAGTTACGACAGCAGTGGAACACTAGTAATGAAGATGGCGAATGATGTGGTTGCTGATGATGCATCTACTGTACTGTCAGAGGGAAACTATTTTTACGATGTCGAAATATACACTGCTAGTGATGCGACAGTAGAGCGAATATTACAAGGCAAGGCAAAGGTCACAAGAGAGGTGACTAGATAGTGGGTGTCTCAGTTACTGAAAATGTAACGACTGTAACAGCGACAGGTGATGTAACTGTAGAGATTACAGAAAACACCACCAGTGTTGCGGTGTCTGATAACACAGCTACTCTTACTGTTCAGCCATCTGCAACATCTGTATCTGTAACAGGTAACACAACAGCTATTAATGTTACTAGCACAGATACTGGAATAAATGTCACAAGTGATTTTATTGGAACAAGCGGCAATCAGAGAATCGAACAAGGCACGCTTTACATCGAATTAGACAAGGCAGATGGTCAAACAGATGGTGTTTATAATGACATAAGCAGAGGCTTATTAAGATTAGCAACTACAAACAGAAACAATGCAGGGCAGTTTATACAGTTTAGAGACAGTACTACTGGTGGCACTTGGGATAGAACAGGTGGCATTGGGATGAGAACTAATATACCTGCCAGTAGCCTGTTTATTGGCGCAGTTAATGTTGGATTGCATTTCACATCCGCCTACGGCACAAGTTTTATTCTTCCTTGTGATGAACAAGGAAATAATAATTATAATGCCCAATTAGGTGCGGCTGGCATTCCATTTGTGGATATATATTCACAAGATGGCACAGTATCCACATCAGATAAAACAAAGAAACAAAACATAGAAGAACTGAGTGAATCTGAAAATAATGTGGCTTTAGCTTGTAAGGGGTTGCTTAGAAAGTATAAATGGAAAACAGCCGTTGAAGAAAAGGGCAATGATGCTCGATGGCATTTTGGAATCATGGCTCAAGACTTACAGACAGCATTTTCTGATGGCGGTTTAGATGCGAGTGATTACGGAATATTTATCAAAGAAGAAACAGAAGTTGATGGTGTTGTAGAAACTACATACGCTGTTCGCTATAATGAACTTTTGGCATTTATTATTGCCGCTATTTGAAGGAATTACCATGTTAGCCGAAGAAACAAAACAAAGCCTAGACGTAATCGCGGCATCCACTGGCATAATGTCTTTAGCGGCTTGGTTGCCACCTTTGGCTAGTTTATTCACTATCATTTGGTTAGGTATTAGAATTTACGAATCTGACACAGTGCAAAAAATTGTTTTTAGAAAGTGAAGAAATTATTTTTATTATTTTTTTTGGCATTGCCTGCATTTGCTAACCAACAAGATGGGTCGCTAAATACCTATCATGGCGAAAATAGCACTACAAATTCAAACAATCAAACCACAGACACATCGACTAGCAACACATACAATGGCGCAGGTTCTTCTAGTGAAATCCCTGTAGGTTCTGCAATAAGCCCAACCTTTATGTCTAACGGTTCAGACACTTGTTTGAAAGGCACAGCAGGTTCAGTTCAGACAGTGGCTATTGGGTTTAGTTCAGGCGGTTATACTTTAGACGTAGACTGCACAAGATTAAAATATTCAAGGATGCTATCTACATTAGGATTAAAGGTCGCATCTGTATCAATGCTATGCCAAAGCGTAGATGTTTTTCGCTCAATGCTTTTGGCAGGCAGTCCATGTCCGATAATAAACAATGGGCGCTTAGTAGCGGGGAAACGCGGGTTGATGTTGATTAAACAGAATCCTAATTTATATATTCCTGATTACAAAGGAAACCAAGAGTATTATAACGGTATCCTACAGATAGGCGAGGTGAGCGAAAATGTGGAAGAAGATAATAGTTCTATTAGCGATAAGTTCCGTAGCACAAAGCAACGAACTGAATGAACTTTTAGATAGTAGCACAAACATAGTAAACCAAATTGAAACTGGCATAAAATTAACTGGTGCGGCTACCGATTACGCGCACACTGGTGGCGGTTTATCTGATGGCACATTATCTAGCACTGCTCACATAAGCACAGAACAAGTTGATGCTTACAACACAGCATTGAGTAATTATTCTGGTTATCAGCCCTACGGTGATGTTCGTCAAGTGCTCAATGATATGGCAATGGAATCACTAGAGCAAATGGATACAGCTATCGATACATTTACCGAAGTCGTAGTAGATATGATTTCAGTACAACAAGTTGCAGAAAAAGCAGAAACAGCAACAACACCAAAAGAACAAGAAGAATTGCAGACATTTGTTGCTCAAAATGAAGAAATGCTAAAAATAGAACAACAAGACGTAGAAACGTATAACCAAGCAGTAGATGATATCGAAACAAATGCTAATGAAGCATCAGCGTACCTTGCTGTCGCTAATAGTGAAGCGGCAGATTACCTGCAACAATCTATAGAAGACAACAACACCACATCTGCTGACGTTAATATTTTTTATGATTCTAATCAGCAATGGGTAGCGATGGGGTACAATACAACTAGAAACCTTACTGCTGTATACTTAAATGGTAATGATGCTTTTGGTTTAGATTTGTACTACAGCGAAGCAGATATTCTTGCGCTTGGAACAGAATCAGAGTTTTATAAAACATCGCCAGTAGCACAAGGCTATAATTGTTTTTTCAATTTGGATTGTGAGTAATGATAGAAGATAGCGAATTAAAATTAGGCGGGCAAACATTTAAAGGAGCATGGATTGCGGTGGTTTTTGCGATAGGTTCAACTATCGGTGGGGGTGTATGGACAGCTAGTAGCCTATATAGTAGATTAGAAGCTGTAGAATCAATAACTATTCCAGATGTTCAGCCTATGCATGAAGAACTACAAATAATTAAACAACAACTATTAGATAACGATATTTCGCAATTACAGACGAAATTAGCGACTTTAGGCACTAACCTTGAAACTATACTCGGACAGCAACAAAAGCTCTTAGAATTGAAATCTGAGCTTTCTACGCTATCTAATGAGATTGAGGCGATGAAGGCAACAGTAGCTAAGGCAGAAATTCTTACAGCAGACAGTGAAGATGTATCTGATAGGCTAAATATTATTAAACAAGAAACTGATGACTTATGGCAGGCAATAGACTACCTAAGTAATCCGCTGAGGTGATTATGTGGCAAACTCTAATTGGACCTGTTGCTAATTTAGCAGGCGGTTATTTAAAAAACAAAGCAGAAGAAAAACAGGCAGTACACAAAGCAAAAATGAAGGTTATAAAAACCGATGCTGAGTGGGAATCTAAAATGGTCGATGCTTCGGCTAATTCTTGGAAAGACGAATTTTGGACTTTGGTTTTAGCCACGCCTGTGTTTATGGTAGGATATGCTATAGTAGTCAATGATGTGACTGTTATTGACAGAGTGCAAGCAGGGTTTGATGCATTAGCAAATTTGCCTGAGTGGTATCAGTATTTATTATTTATAGCAATTAGTTCGAGTTTCGGCATTAAAGGCGCAAGCAAAATAATGAGCATGAGGAAATAAAATGTATAGTTATGATATAACTACACCGACACCGCATTTTCCATTTGATGTTGCTAAAGGTAATATCTCAGGTTCTAAAGCTGTAAATATTTTTGGTTTCAACCGCACGATTGGCACAACATTCGAGACTATTTGGGATGATGGCGGGAACTATACATTCCTTGCATCAGCCGTACAGATGACAGCAGTATCAACATCTGCAAATGATACGATGGATGTATTAATAAGTGGATTAGATGCTAACTACAATGAGATTAGTGAAACTGTAACCCTGACAGGCACAGTAGAAGTTACTACTACCGCATCATTCCTACGCATTAATTCAGCCATTATTTTGGCAGGTTCTAACGTAGGAAGCATAACAATCGCAAATAGCGGAACAACTTACGGCTTTATTGGTGCGACATTAGGAACTACGCAATCTAGTGTTTATACCGTTCCTGCAGGCTATAGTCTGTATTTGTTTAGAATTGATGTAACGTCTGGCACTAACAATGGTCAAAAATATTTAACTTTTAGAAATGTTGTATCTACTAGTGCAGGTCGGACTTCACGAGTAGCAGAAGCAACATTTGCGACAAGCCAAGTTAGCTTTGACCGACAAGTGCCATTTAAAATTGACGAAAAATCAGACTTTCACTTTGAAGCTAAAAGTAGTTCGAGTGAGAATGAGGTTTCAATATTTATTGAAGCTGTATTAGTTAAGAATCCTTAGAGGTAATTATGACTAAGAAAAAAACAGAAACAAAACCTAAAGCAGAAAAGAAAAATTATTTTTCTGAAAGAGAACTAAAGTGCAAACATACCGGCGAATACGTTTTCGATGAAGGCTTTTTAGAAATTCTAAATGCTATCAGAGAAGAATGCGAATTTGCTTTGCCTATATCTAGCGGTTACAGAAGTCCTACTCACCCACTGGAGTCACGCAAAACTGCTACAGGCGCACATTGCACTGGTAAAGCCGTCGATGTCGCAGTAGGTGGGCAAAAAGCACTAAAACTTATTGAAGTTGCTCAAAAGCATGGAGTTAAACGTATCGGAGTAAATCAAAGAGGCTCTGGTCGGTTTATCCACCTAGATATATGCACGGCAGAAGATTTCCCTGATAGAAAATCATTTCCTGAAACTGCAATCTGGTCGTACTAAAAAAGCCCCCTTTCGGGGGCAAGCTACACACTTTGAGGAATTAGTTTACTTTGACGATTTTAAATCCAAAATCTTCAACCATGTAAAATTCTTTAGATTCTGTATGTTGAATTATATCACCTACAGACAATGAGTATGGGCGTTCTCCGTTCCAAAAATAAACTTTTTCGCGGTCATTCCAAGCATTCATAAGTTCAAAAACTTCTTCGCAATGTTCAGCATCGCAAACTGCTGTTTTAGTATAAAAATTAAAATATTCTTTTTCCCATTCAGATGAACCAAAGCAAGAAATTTCTCTTTTTGCATGAAGTTGTGCATCTGTGTAGTTTTCTTTAATTTGGTTTTGAAAAACATTAAACATTGTTTTGCTCCGTTGTTTGATTAATATGGAAGCATCTTATTAGACACCCCCATATTGGTCAACCATTTATTTAACTTTTTTTAAAGTTGTACATCAGAGACACATCTCTCTTTTATCTCTGCGGACAAAAGGTGCGACTTTGTGTCCGAAAGTGTATCAGCACAAATGTTGATACGTTTTTTTCATTATTTGTGAATTAATGCGTTGACACATTACCTGCAATGTAATAAGATACATTTACATTAATCAAATGAAGGAATAAAAAAATGACAAACAATACAGAATTTGCAACAAAATTAATCGTTAACAAAATGGTCTCAATGTTACGCAAAGGCTTTACCCGCAATGACTGCAAAAAAGCACTTGAAGTAGCAGAATACAACATCTACACAATCTTTTGGTTAATGGATTTGGTAGATGCAGAAATGAAATCACAAGGAGAAGCAAAATGATAATTTTTGATTACCCATCTAAAAAAGTTCTTAAAGAACAAATCGGCAAGAAATTATTTTATATCGAAACCAGTATTTTTGGTGATGAATATGTAAGCACTGGCACATTGGTTGGTGCTAACCGCCCGCACATTACAGGGCAGGGTAGAGAATTTTTTGCAAAGGTAACAATGCAAGATGACAAAATTATGAGGGTAGACTAATGGATAATCTATCTGATTATGAAAAAGGCGAATATGATGCTTATATCGGTTACAAGGCAAAGTTAGACCAAAGCGATGAGTATTATTTCGGCTATGGCGATGAATATGCCAGACAGCAAAATGAAACTGCAAGAAGTGATGAGCAGTTATTGTATATGTATAAAAAATACGCAAACATAGGAGAGCAAAATGAAATCTAGCGAATCTATCGATAAGTTAGCTAATGCGTTATGTAATGCACAAACTCAGATGGGCGGTGCTGTTAAAGACAGTGCCAACCCATTTTTTAAATCAAGCTATGCAGATTTAACATCTGTTATTAAAGCAATTAAACAACCATTCGCAGACAATGGTCTAAGCTATACCCAGTTCCCAATAAATGGTGATGGCGGAGTAGGTGTAGTAACTAGACTGATGCATATATCTGGGCAATGGTTAGAAGCAGATTGTTTGTTGCCTATTGTAAAAAAAGACCCACAAGCATCAGGTAGTGCTATTACTTATGCTCGAAGATATGCTTTGCAATCTATTGCAGGTATTCCGACAGCAGACGATGATGCAGAATCAGCAATGCTTAGGGGTGAAAAATCCGAAGAAGAAAAATATAAAGACTTAGTTTCTAATCTTCGTGATAGCATCGATGCGATTAAAGATGGAATTGCTACAGGTGACTACTGCACTGCTAATGAGGCATGGCGTGAATTAACAGATGATGAAAAAATGCAATTATGGAAAGCACCCTCTCGTGGGGGCTGTTTTTCAACACAAGAACGGGCGGTTATGAAATCGTCTGAATTTAGAGAAGCAATATAGGAGTGTATATGAAAAAGCTAATAATTAGTTTGACCTTATTATCAATGAGTACAGCAGTTTATAGTTCATGTTTTTGGACTAAGATTGCCGAGATTAAAGGACAGGGTGGAGTTATTTGCACATGGAGATGTGGGTTTGGAACTCAAGCAGTACACACAACAACTAGCGGCATGGCATTTTGCCCACGACCACAATAGGAGAAGGTAATGAGTAACTACGAACAAAAAGATAATAGCGGTGCTATGTTTGTTAATGACAAAAAAGAGTCAGAGAAACACCCTGACCGAAAAGGCAGTGCTGTTGTTAATGGAGTAGATTATTGGGTTAGCGGTTGGATTAACGAATCGAAAAATGGTTCTAAATATTTATCGCTTAAGTTTAATGCTAAGGAACAGGTTGCCAGTGAAGGCGTTAAACAAGTGCAAAACACTTTAGCTGATGACGATATACCATTTTAGTGGAAAAACCCTGCCCCCGAAAGGGCGGGTAAACCATAGGAGTGATGGTCGGGGAAAACCATCGCTGACAATATAACACAGGAGAAAACTCAATGGTAGATTTTGGTAAGTGCCTAATAGATGCACAAGATGCTAGAAATGTCACAAGCGCAGAGTTAGCAAGGCGTTTAAAGGTACATCGTCAACAAATAAATATTTGGCGAAATAAAACTAATGTTAGATTAGACACTGCACTGAAAGTATGTGAAGCATTAGAGATAGAACTGGATGAATTTTTATTTAGTGATTAAAAAAAAAGCCCCTATCCGTAGATAAGGGCTTTACTATTACTGTGAAATTTGTAATAGTTGCTTTGTCGGAAGCAGAATCAATTATAGCAAACCTTTCAAG